ATGCGTATGAGCGCTTGGTTGGAGACCTGTGTAGTAATGCCGAGGTCTTTGATGCGGTCACGCAATAGATCTACCTGTTTAGCAGATTGTCCCGCGTTTTCAGCAATGAGGTGCAGGACCTCACTGGTGACTTCAGTGCGCGCAGCATACTGTGTGGCTTCAGCCAGGCCCTTTGCTACAATACCAGCATAGGCTACCATTGCAGTGCCAGCAGCAGTTACTGCCACTTTGTTCTGTTCTACGTATTCGGTGAAGGTGCGAGTATGCTCGGAGGCTTCTTGGAGAGCTTTGGCGTGGGCCTCAACGAGGATGTTGCCCTGTTCCATAACGGCATTGAACATCGCCGTCTTCTTGGCTGCGGTATCGGCGCCCTCTCCCAATTGGCCCAGTATGGCATCGACACCGATGAGCATCCCGTACTGGTCTAGGCCCGCCGATGTCAGGTTGAGAACGCTGTCAGTTAGCGTCCCCATTACCTGGTCGGCACTTTGGCCCGAGATGGCAGCGCCTGCCAGCGCGACGTTGGCCAATGAGGTGGCGTGGGTGACAGAACCCTGCGCCATGGCAAACCGCCCTATGGATTGTGCGGCAGCTTCCGTAGATATGCCTACGGTCTGCATTAGTCCTTGAGCACTTACCAGGGCTTCCTCTGTATGCCCCATCTTCGCGCCAACAAGCACCATGATGTCAGAGAATGCAGTCTGTGCAGCCATGCTCTGGACCGTAGACGCGGCAAAAGCCTCCGCAGACGCGGAGGCACTAGCCAGCCCGGCGGCAAAGCCTTTTACATCAGCGACGAGTGACAGAACTATCTGCCCGAGGTTTATCGCGGCTGCCACATTCTGGCCTCACTTGATGAGGCCGTCAAGGCGGCTCTTTGCTCGCTTTCTTCGCTAGCCTTCTTCTTCGCCCACCAGCGCTTCCGGGCCGCGCTCATCTTTTGCTTGGATGCGTCGGCGTGCTTGCGGCCCAGCCAGTATTGGTTGCCCAGAGCATTTTGGTTGCCCCGTGCGCCCTGGTTGCCCATCTTGGCTATGCTCATATTGTGTTTGGCTGCATCGGTGTGCTTATAGCCTAGAGAGTTTTGATTACCCATCTTGGCTATGCTCATGTTGTGCTTGTGTTCCTCGGTAAACTCCATACCAATACGCGCCTCACGTATCTTTTGCTTAGTTTCTTCTGACCGAGGCCCTCCTGGCCCAGCCGTAATCGCACTGTTGTAGCAAGTCTTATCAGCGTGTCGCTTGTCAAGCCACGCTTGTTCTGCCACCACGCGCTCATCGGGGTCTTCAATTACCTCAAGTATGCGAAACACGAATACGTCTTCGCCGTACAAATCCCAGGCGTTCTGTAGATGCTCACAGTGATGTTTGTCCCTGCGAAGCATGGAACTGTGTGACTGCCATCGCCTCTCAATCTCCCCCGATCTTCCACCATATGCCATTACGCTCTGGCACGGGCCGAATTCGTAAATGCCAGGTGTCATACTGTCCCCCGTTGTACAATTAGTGAAATGGTGGCCTGCCAAGCGGCTCTACTCATCTGCTTTTGTCTCTTTCTTGACAATCTGCACCAGCCCCGGCATCCCAAGCGCCATGAGGCCAGCAACATCGGTGGGTATTCCTGTTTTCTTTGCCTTCGCGGGCGCGGCACCACTAGCGATGCGCCGTAGTCGCCTCAACGCCTGCCTCTGTCTGCGCTTCTCTAGTTGCGGAACTGTTGCCGCCTCTATCGCAGCTAACGTTTCCTCTGCGCGCACAGCAGGAATCTGCTTGACGTAGGCCAAGAATCTTCTCATGGGCATCGCCATGATAACGGGGTCGGGGTCGTTGTAGAAGCGCTTGTATCTAGCCAGGAGGTGGGCAACGTCTAGCCCACTTCCGCTTCCCCCGACTCCTCTTCTTCCTCATCGCCAGTCAGGCCCATTTCGCCAGTGATAAACTCTGTCAGCTTCATCAGCGCAGCCAGCGGCAAGCCCATCAATTCGTCTTTGATGGACGGGCAAGCCATAGCAATGATCTCGATGTTGGTCTCGATCAGTTGGGCAGGGTTGCCCTCAGCAGTTTCTGCCAGCGCCACTAGCTTCTCGCGGCTCTTCAGGAACTCCAACGCCGCCTGAACCGACCTGGCAATGACGGGGTATTCTTTGCCCCGAAGCATCACAGATGCCGGGTCGGGAAGTAGTTCGTCCAGCGACAAGATGTTCTTGTTCTCAGTCACTTTGCCTCCATGCGCATTATGCGCGTTGTCTAATTTGACTTTTTCCTCGTTTTGTGGTAAAATAGCACTATCACAATACTGAGGAGGATTAACTATGAAAGACTACGTTGGTTTCTCGCTACGACTTCCGCCTGAATTGCATCGGCAGATAAAGGCGCTTGCTAAACGTGACGTGCGTTCAATGCATGGCGAGATGTTGTACGCTCTATGGTTGTTCACTGATAGACGCCGAGTATATCCTGACGAAACCGGGAAAGATGATGGCTAAATATCTGACAACAGCAGAGATTGCTAAGCGCTATGGTGTTCATCCAGCGACGGCCTGGCGCTGGTGTATTCAGGGTCGCTTTGCCAACGCATTCAAGGAAAGCCCGCACCATTGGGTTGTGCCTGAAATAGACCTTGAGGGGTTTGAGCCCCCGATAAAGAAACGGCGTCCACCGCGCGTGCCTTGCATATGCGAGGTCTGTGGGAAAACGTTCATGATAAAACCGAGCGGGTACGCTCTTGGCTATGGCCGTTTTTGTGGTTGGGATTGTCGCACAAAAGCCCCATTAGCAGGTGTTAAAGTCAACACTTGGTACTCTGTGAATGATGCGTTTTTCAATGAATGGACACCAAACATGGCATATTGCCTTGGCCTCATTGCGGCTGATGGTTGGATAACCAACACACAATCACAGGCACATCTACGATTGGAGAGCAAAGACGAAATATTGCCCAGGATACTTCGCGATTCAATAGCGCCAGAAGTTCCCCTGAAATGTCATAGACGCCCGTCTCGCCCACAAACGCCAATGCATTGTGTGACAATCGGTTCGCGACCACTGGTTCATCGACTAATAGAGTTGGGTATTGTGCCGCGCAAGTCTAATGTTTTGAAAATGCCGCCCGTTCCCGATAATGTATTTGCACCATTTGCCCGCGGTGTGCTTGACGGGGATGGAACCGTCTTTATAATAGAGGGTTCTGGCAGTAAAGAGCGCTCATACCCCAACCAGAGATCGCTTCGCTCCGGCTTCTGTGGTGCCCCCGAGTTCCTGTCTATATTATCTGGCAGATTGTCGGCACTATGCGGAGTAAAGCCAAAGAATGTATACCGCCACGAGCTACTAACCAATCACGGGAGTTTTGTGTATTGCAATAAGGAATCGTGTCGTCTGTTTCATTATCTTTATGGCCCTACGCCTGAAGACCCATTTGACATTCCCCACCTCCCCCGTAAGTGGCAAAGATTTATGGATTTTCGTGACTACGCGGTAGCAAAGGGCTATTGGAGGATGGCGTAAACCACCCTCCAATACCTCAGCAATGCTCAAATTTCTATCGCGATTCGCGCGGGTAGGCGATCCGGATCGACGGGATCGTAAGCCCCGACGAATTCGACTTCGTACTCGCTGATCTCGCTATCCGACAGCGTCACGTTGACCGCGGAACTCACATACGCGTACGGTATGGTGATTATGACGCTCTTATTGTTGCACGTCTCCATGCCAGTAGCAACGACGGACTGGTAATCAGTAGAGGCCAGTTGCCCTAGCGCTCCAGACCCGTACCAGCGGCTGCTGGCATCCGAGCCTACGCCCAAGTGGTCCATCAGGACGGAGAGCTGGAAGTAGCTCGTCTCCGCCATTGTGGTGGTTAGACGGGCTACGGCGCCGACAATAAAGCCGGTGCCGTTTATTTCTCCCCACGACCCATGCAAATCTGGGTGATACCTCTCCACATCAATCGTGAAGACGGTTTCCCCTGTCATTGCGCCAATATCAGTGGTGGCGACTGTAACAGTCGCACCCGAGGCCAGCATCATATTGCCAGCCGTATTCGCTCCCATCGTCATCTTCAACCTCCATTGCGAACTTGTTGGCTCTCGTGCAGCTCGTTCGCGCTCAGAGGCGCTGTGGTCTGTGTCGTGTAACGATTGAATAACGGCAGATATGTTTCACGAAACACACTGTCGTAACGCTACACATACTACGGAAAGTCATTCATGTGCCCGCAACGCGGACACTTTGCTTCTTGGCAAGCATTTGCTTCGGCACGGTTCAGCAACTTGTTGCACTCTATACATCGTTTCTCTACCAATGTGGGAGGAAACGCCGCGCTAAGTGCGCGAGCCAACCCGTCGAGGACTGCGGCTAAGCTCCTCATCGCCAGGCTGGTTGGTGCTCTTACAAGTCCTTCTCCGTCTGCGTTTACCGATTGCTTGCTCATTCTCGTTCCTCGAAATAAATAGATGAGACCATTGTTAAGTCTTTGCGCAAAGACTGCGATTTAATCACGCCACGACCCCAGCTTGCGCAGCATCTTGGCAGCTTTGTGTGCAGCATGTTCCCACGTCCAGTTATCATAGACATACTCAGATGCGAGATGGCCTATCAGGTAAGCCTCATGCTGATTATCATAACACCAGCGCATCATATCCGTCATAATATCCTTGTCTGGCACATGCCCAAACTGGTCGCATTCGTAGGACGCACTGGATGTAACAACCCGCTCTTGTCCCACAATGGGTATCACCAGGTTGTGCTCTTCCCTGATGAACTCAGCCATGCCACTGGCTTTCGGCGCGATAACACACAACCCCGTTGCCATAGCCTCTAGGGGCATCAAGCCAAACCCCTCCCCGCGGCTGGGATAAACAAGCACGTCACACATGCCCATGGCTTGGGTCAACTCGTACCAGGACAGGTTGCCCTGCAAGAACCTTATCTTGTCATTCTTGGTCTTGTATGGTACGCGGTCTGCCGACATTTTCACGACAAGCTCACAATTGGGCAGGTTTAGCTTGTCGAATGCTCGCATGACATCCACTGGCCCCTTACGTGACGGCAAACCATCAGTCCATGCAAAGAATCTGTATGGTCTGTCACCGCGCCTGGCAGGGCGTTCTGGGTCTTCTCTGTCAATAAACGGATAGCGCCTCGGCTCAAAACCGTAACCGCTTACCAGGACAGGCAGGTGTGGGTCTGCCTCCAGCATAACATCGCGCACAAACTCGCTGGGGACCCAGATGTAACGCGCCCGCCGGTATAATGGCACAAGCACCTTTGGTAACGGCTGGCATTCTACCATTGTATGCCAGATTAGGTCTTGGTTGAACCCGGGCCCAAAAATCCACGAATACGCGACGCCGACTATGATTCTCCAGTCGTGGTCTAAATCAAAACGGCCACACAGTTCAAAATCGTCTACATGTTTTTCTATGGCGTGCGCGAGTTGCCCGCCTACTCTGCCATAGCCGCTGGAATCGCCCTGCATGAGGCTGCCCCAGAGAAGCCGCGTTTTCATTGGCTGCATTATGTTGTCCATGACCATTGCGTGCTGTCATCGTCAATTACAACATAGTCACTGGTGACCTCAAACGGGCCCCGCATAAAGCCAAGCCTGTCAGGCGCCAACCGCTCCAGTGCAGCCGCAATGCGCTCCAGCGCCCGAACCCTTCTCCCCTCCCTGGGTGGCAACTTTACCCGCGTTCCCATTTCTCGCTCTGCGAGACCCGTGTGGCGCCAATCAACAGCTTCTGGGCGGGGCGTCTCGCCATCCCATTCCCAGAGAAGCCGCGGTTTGCTCTGTTCCTTAATCACTAGTCCCCCCAATCAGTAGAGTCAGAAGGTTTCTTCGGCGCTAACCGCACTAGGGCATTCGCTGTTTCTTGGGCCAACTTAAACAAGCCAGAATCAGGGTTGGGCAATTTAGCGCCAGGTGGCATTTCGTCTTTGGCTATACATGCCTCCCCGTCAATTACTGTAAGAACGACAGTTGGCGCTATTCGCTCCAAAGCATCAGCAATGCGTTCTAGGGCGGCGACCCTTCTGTCTTCGTTAGACGGTTCTGGTGCTATCCACGTTGTATTTACTTCAGGCCACTCTACTACCCATTGGCCCCGCTCATCCCCCCATATTCCGGGGTCGTATGGGAAGCTCCAGTCTGGAGAACCTTCTTCCATTCTTACTTCGTCTGTTGTTGTCTTTAATGACACAGCTAATCCTCCTCAACGCTCACGGCGTTTTTCGTTAGTCTCAACATCCCGATGGCAGGGCTTCCAATGTTGGCGTTCTATGTGCTATGAAGCTGCATTGGGCTGGTTGCTTTAGCCGCCCAATGACTTCTGTCAAATCAGTGTGCATTTCAAGCGCATCGATACGCATCTGAAGCCCTAGTTCTGATGGCCGGAATTGGGCGTAGCCAAGGAAGTAGGCAATCTTCTCTAGGATGAGCAAGTCGGCCTTACTGGGCATCCAGCATCTCTGTAATGTAAGACCTGCTGCGTACGTTCGCCCAGACATCCGCGATACTACCTATGTCGAAAGCAACCCCGCCCCTTTCCTTTACCCTTGCGCAATACATCTTTCCCAGTGGCCCGGCAGCTACGAGGAAAAGATGTCCTGGCTGTGGCACTCCGATTTCTTCCCACAATTCATCGTATCGGTTGGGCCAGTGATACGTGGCTCTGCGTTCGCCCGTTGTCTGTGCCTCGACAGGAACGGCATACCAGCGCACAGAGCCTATGCCGTATTCTGCCCGTAGTTGTTCTCCCACATCGCGGCACGTAATAATGCTGATGCTTTCCCGTCCGTTCAACAATCGCTGAAAGAAGCGCTCTTGGTAAAACTGGATGTGCAGCTCGGCAGCCGCGAGTTTAGCGCTTGGCGAGACCAGGTTGTAGGCTTTGAGCCATAATTCCACATTGGCCCAGCCGGTACTCTGGCGCTTGTGCTCCTCATCTGGCACGCCAACGATGTCTGCTTCTCGTACAGCTTGCCGCAGGTTCTTGGCCATGCTCGTCAGATCGCCTGAGCTGAACTGCTGTGGCCCAAACCAATAATTCAACGAACGGAACAGCGGAGCGCGCCTCTCTGTGAACTCAGGCCAGGCCAGGAGCCGCGCCTCCCCATCGCCCAGCCGGATGACTGACAATGGACGCCCGCTATCTATGCAATCACACAGCCTGTCTAGAACCTGAGCGGCATTGACGAATGATGGCTTGTCTCCCGCCGGTAGCAGATACCCCTCTCGCATCGGGGGAACGTTGCGGCTGACGGGAAAGCGCCAAATGGCGTTGGCTGCATCTTGAAACGCCCTGCCCAGGTTGACGTTCCAGAAAATGTCGTCTACGGCGATGATACCTGATGTATGCGCTACAGTCAAAATATCTGCGTGGCACACGTCGTATCTATGTAGCCCGTCAACGTAGGCAAAACAGAGTGGCCGTTGTTTCAATGCCTCCACTGTATCTTTGTTCGTTGACGTTGTGCGGTAGATGTCTATAATGTCGCTATACTTACTTGTGTTCTCTAGGAATGCCTCGTATTCCCACCCTATACAGCCGGGCGAACCGGCCTCCCAGGGGTCTACGACGACGACCCTCCGGTCATACTTCTCTGCTATTTCAGCTAGTATGCGCGTTGTCTCCCCCTCCTTTCCGCCAATTTCTACCAAGTCGCCAGGGAACTGTTCGGCGCAGAGTTCTGCTATCCAGCGCAGCCTGTCTTTTTGGCATTGTTGCCCGCGGAACTTTTTATTGCAATGCGCCGCCATTGGTTCTTGAAACTGCGACATCATTGCCTTCACGTTTCCATACAGGGCCAGTGTGTTCATTTTGCCTCCAACCATGGGAACATCATGGTCTAACAACGCGAGCGCCATCGGGCACAAGTGGCAAATCTCTTGGGGGTGGGCCAAGGCTGCCGTCTGTATTCCTAGAAGAGACCCAACAACCTGCTAGAGATTGCCACGCCTTATGGGCGGCAATCCAGATAGCATATTCGCCGTCTTTTGTTAGGCGCATTTCCAAATTTGTGAACTGCTCTGTCGCGGCAGTGTCATCGCGGGTACCCTCGGGCACAAGTGGCGTATCCCAAGGGTCATCCCCCTCCTGCCAGGTGAGAGTAACGCCAGCCAGCGATTGCCATCCGCTACCATTCCAGAAAAACAATTCGCCCCCCTTCTTCCGCCGCACTTCCCCGTCTGCAAATTGCCCTGCCACAACATTTTCATTGGGCATGAAAAGCCCCCGGCAGCTCTTGCGTCTCTTCCCTGGCGCACCATGCTACAAAGCCGCAGAGCCTGCCCTCTGTAAGCTCGTAGCAACTTCCGCAAAGGTTTTCTTCAGAATCCTCTAGCATATCTAGGTAGCGCCTTATTGCTATTCGTAGTTTGTCAACGAAACCAAATGTTATTAAAACCTTATTATCATTGGGCACGAAATATCTCCTCTCGGTGTTCAGATCGCCAGAACATATCAGGCGCAAGGCCAGGCCACAAGTTGGCAGGAATAATCCCGCATTCCATTTCCGTCTTCCACAGCAAATAATTAAAGCTCATCTGGTCGCGTAATGTGTAGCACAACATCTCGTTCCACCACGCCTCGTTGAATGCCTTGGTAGCATCATTGTGGCGACGGACAAGCACGCCAGTAGCGAACATTGGTCCAACATATCCCTCTTTCAAATAAGCAGCAAGTTGCCTATATACTACATTGGGATTAGCGCGCCCTGTACGGATTATCGCCATTGCCTCGTCGCGAATGTCGTCGTGCCACGGGTGTTTGAACGCAGCCATGTCGTGCCCATTCAGAAAGCGCGTCACTTCGCCGGGCAATACCTTGAGCCCTATGTGGCCATCGTGCCAAATGGTAATCTCCTCGTTAGGGAACCATCTGTGGGGCAACGTTTTGTACATCCGCGCCTCCCGCCGAGGGTCTCGAAACTTTCTCTCTACAATGCGTATGTCCCAGCCGCAAGATGCTATATTGCTGTCTGTAAAGCATACGTGCTGCGCATGTAGCGTCTTGTTGGGCAAAAGCAGGTCGTATTTGCCAAAGATGGCTGTGTAGACAATGGTCACTATTCACCTTTTAGCTTGCGCTTTAGTACAGCCTTGTCATGTATCTTCCAGTCCCATATAGTCTTCCCCACGTCGTGCGCAACATAAACATGTTGCGCCAGAACGCTGCGCCAACCCGCCTTATATGCTTGGAATTGATAAAAGTTGTCTGAACCGTAGTGCGAAAAGTCCGGGTCAAGCAGTCCAACCTCGTCTACGACTTGCTTTTTTATGAGCGTACAAAAAAACGACAAAAATAGCACGCGCCTGTGACCAAACGGCATCCCTGGCCACCCCGACGATTGTACTTCCCCGCGACACCTGCCGCTAGGCCCAGCGAAGCCGTATTCCGATTTGCTGTCGATAGCATCTCTGAGCAACACGAGCCAGTTGTCTGTTACAGGGATCGCGTCATCGTTGAGCAAGCACACGTATGGGGTTGATAAGGTGCATAGGCCGCGATTGACAGTGCGAGTAAAGCCCTCTCCGCTGCCGTCAACGATAATGTTGGGCAGAACGTCGCACCCAGCATTGGCCATTGCCTGGCGCATTGTCTCTACCGCCCTGCTTAGGTCAAGCGTTGGGATAATCAGCGTACATTCACAAGGAATGTTCACGACACATTTTCCTCACGCACCATACAGTGTCTGGCAAAAACCACAGTTCCTGTTGGCCCAGCAATTCATCTACTGCCCGTACTACGCCAGGGTAGTGCTGTGAATAATCATGCCCTGCCAAGATGCATCCCACCCGTACAATGGGCCACCACGCATCAATATCATTCTTTACTGTCTGATATGAATGGTTGGCATCAATGAATACCAAGTCAAGCAATTCTGGCCCAAACAACTGTGCCGCCTCTACTGACGGCAGCCGCCAGGCCCAGACCTGTTCAGGATATTGTGTTCTGAGCCGTAGCGCTCGTTGGTGCAGTCCTTCCCAATTCATGCTGGGGGTATAACCACTATCCTCTTCGCCTTCTGCGCCCTCAATCCCATACGGCTCCCATGGGTCAATGAGGTAGTAGGCATCAATCTGCTCTGCACACGCAGAAAATATTTTTGTTGCATTGGCGCAATCCAATACGCCTATCTCGGCCACGGTTCGGCTGTCGTTGTCCCGTATGAGTTCTATGAGTGACTGCGAATGTACGCCACTGCGCCGCTGTCGCTGGGCAGCACGCTCGGCAGTTATGCCCATCTGAGCTTCCAGGCAATCGCCAACGCCTCCCTTATCGCCCCCCAATTTAGGCTGCTTCTGGAGGCGCGATAGGTAATGCCCACTTCCCGAATGGTGAACCCGCGTTCCCAGATGGCGTGCGTTAGTTCAAACTGGAACGCGTTTGCCTTAGCAGTAAGGCCATCCAATATCCTGTCTTCGTCAAGTTGGCGAATCAAGGGTGCTTTGTACGCCTTGAACCCGCCAGTCAGGTCTGCTATCTTCATCCCCGTCGCGCGCCCAACCAGCGCTGATCCAGCCTTGCTCAATATCCTGCGCCACAATGGTTGCCCCAAGACTTTCCCGCCCGCAACAAATCTTGACCCGATAACCATATCGGCATCTGCAAGAGCGTCTAGCAACAGTGGTATTTCTGCGGGGTCGTGGCTGCCGCCAGCATCCATTTGGACAACACACGAGTAATGGCGGGCAGCCCAGCTCAAGCCGTCAACATAAGACGCTTTTATATGCCCACGTTCTCTGTGCCTAATGATGTCAACCCCTGCTTCCCACGCAACATCGCCAGTCCCGTCACTAGAGGCGTCATCTACGACGACAACATCGCCGTGCTGAAGCGCCCCTGCCACCATCTCTGCAATGTTGTCGGCCTCGTTGCGAGCCGCAATGACAATTACTACGCTTGATGGCTTACGGCGGGACAATTTATATTCGTTGCTCACTCTAAGTCGTCCATATTCCAACGGTCTATTTCTTCAAAAGAGTACCCACATCCAGGGAAGTGCTCAAGACACTTTGGTGAGAAGGGCCAGAGAGTGCAAATACGCCCCCTGCCAGGGTGTTCGTGTTCTAAACATAGCCCAGATAGCTCGTCAAAGCCGCCACACTTTGGTTCATTATTCGCCAATGCCGCTACGCTTCCCAGTTTGAAGAAATAGCCCCGTCGGCCAATGTGTATTTCATGCCACAAGCCCCCCCCGTCTGTTGCTGGCCCCCCATTCCTCATGTTGCCAGCCCTATAGGGTTTAACAGCTCCATAATGAACAGAAGAGAGACAGCACTTGCCGCACTTTCTGCACTCGCCAGTTCTGCGGTGCTGAATGCAAACCCCGTTCACATAATCCCAGTCGTAGTATTTTAGTTGCGTCACGCCAAGTCCTCACACGGCTGAAAGCCCAAGACTGACACCGCTTTGCTAATGTCTAGAAGCGACGCGTGCCCTTTCAGG